GTTATAAATGAAAATATAAAGGATGAAAATTTAAAAAAGAAGCTTTTAACTAAATATAATGCTCCTGCATATGCGTATAGAATTAGTAGATTACAAGAACTACAAGATAATATAAATATAGAAATGTACAAACTTGCTAAATTAGAACAAAATATAACTGAAAGTAGATATATAAAAACAATAGATGAAGCCTATCATCACACTATTTATGATATCCAAAAAGGAACAAGATATGGTTTTTCTTTTTCTCAATTAAACAGTAATACTTTAAAATTGATGTTAGCAAATAAATGGATAGATAATAAAAATTATTCTCAAAGAATTTGGAATAATACAGAAAAATTAGGAGAATATTTAAGAACAAATTTATCTGCAGATATAATTACAGGCAAATCAGTTCAAAAAATAAGTAAGAGTTTATCAGAATATATGAACGTTGGTATCTATAATGCTACTAGATTAGTAAGAACAGAGGTAAATCATTTTGCAAACGAAACTGAAGCTTTAGCATATGAAGAATGTGAAATAGAAAAATATCAGTTTATAGCAACATTAGATAATAGAACATGTGATAAATGTGCTAGTTTAGATAATAGAGTATTTAATGTTAAAGATAGAAAAACAGGAGTCAACTATCCACCTATGCACGCAAATGATAGATGTACAACTGTAGCATATTTTGATGATGATACGAAGGAAAAGTTGAAAAGAAGAGCAAGAGATCCTGTAACAGGAAGAACATATATAATAAATGATGATATCAGCTATAATGAATGGAGAAAGTCTATTGATGAAAAATATGGAAATGGAACTTTTGAAAAAACACAAAAAATGTACAAAAATGAAAAATATGATAAAGAACAATATAAGAAATACAAAAATGTAATTGGTAAAGATAATTTACCTTCAACGTTTGCAAAATATCAAGAAATGAAGTATAATAATAGTAGTGAATATGATTTATTAAAAAGTTATTATAAACAATCTAATGAAAATAGTCTGCCGTCTAAATTAACATATGATATATATAAGAAAAATATTACAACAAATGAATGGATAGGTGTAGGATTTAATCCAAAAAAGTTAGAAGGTCATTTTATTAAACATTCAAAAGAATTTGATTTTCAAACTAAAGAAGAATATGAAGAATATGCTATAAAACTTGTTAATACGATAGAAAATGATAATATAGTTGGTTTTAAAAGCAATGATGGATATATATTTAAATATGACATTAAAAATAATATTTTCACTGATGCAAAGCCAAGTGGTATTATAGAAACTTGCTTCAAACCAACTAATGGTATAAAATATTGGGAGGATCAAGTTAAGAAATATGGAACAAAATAGAAAGTGTAAATGTTGTGGAAAATCAACAATTAATAAAAATGATTTATTTGCTGTTTGTGATAATTGCGGCTGGGAAAGAGATCCGATTCAGGAAGAAGACGCAAATTATAAAGGTGGAGCTAATAAAATGAGTCTAAATGAAGCTAAGAAAGCATATAAAGAAGGAAAAAAAGTTGAGTAAATAAGTTAAATAGAGTTATAGAAAAACTATAGCTCTTTTTTATGTCCTAGATAAGACATTAAACTGTCTATTTTTTATTACTCATTTGCTTGTGAGAATAAATAAAAAGTGACTTTCGTACTGGTAGCACCAGAATAAAAAAGCTAGAAAGGTATGATTTTATGGAATGGTTAAAAGAACTATTAAAAAATGCAGGAGTAGGAAACGTAGATGATTTAGAAAGTAAAATTTCTAAAGAATTACCAAAATATTTCAAACCTGCAAAAGAATTTAATGATGTTAGTGAGAAGTTAAAAACTGCAAATAAAGAAATCGAAACTTTAAAAACAACTAACACAAGTATTCAAACAGAATATGATAATTTTAAAAAAGGCTCTATAAGTCAAGCTGATTATGAAGCTAAGAAAAAAGAAATAGAAGATAATTCTAAAGCTGAAATAGAAAAAGTAAGACTAGAGAGCAAAATTGATTTAGCAATTAATAATGCTAAAGCTAAAAATGTTAAATCTGTAAAAGCTAATTTAGATTTATCTAAAGTTAAATTAGATGGAGATAAGCTTTTAGGATTTGACGATCAAATAGAAGCATTAAAGAAAAGTGATGCTTATTTGTTTGATATTGATAGCCCTATAAATAAAGGGGTTGAAAATGATGGAGTAAATCCAAGAAAAAATGATGGTGGAAATATAAATGATGATGATTTAGATAAATTGTCAGACGAAGAATATTTCGCATTACAAGAAAAAAATAATAAATAGAAAGAAGGAGATTAAATATGCCAAACAAATTATTAAGTTGTCAAAGAATTGCAAGAGAGGCGTTACCTATTTTAAAAAATAATTTAGTAGTGCCAGCTCTTTTTAGAACAGATTATTCGAAGGAATATGTAAAAGAAGGAGATACTATTCAAGTAAAAAAACCAGCTGTTTTTGAAGCAAAAGATTTTAAAGATGAAGTAACAATACAAGAGATTAATCAAGATAAAGTGCTAGTAAAAATGGATAAAATAGCTGATGTTTCTACTGAAATTACATCTAAAGAGCTAACAATGGACCCTGTAACTTTCAAAGAAGATGTTTTAGAACCAGCTATTATAGCAATAGCAGAAAAAATAAATAAAGAAGGTTTAGAGATGTATAAACATGTTTATAAAACATTAGGCACATCTGGTACAACACCAAGTACTATTGATATAATAGCAGAGGCAAGAGGTGTGTTAAATAAAGCTAAAGCACCATTAAAAGATAGATATGGTGTATGGGACCCTGATGCAGATGTTAAATTTTCAGTAATAGATGCAATATTAAACGCTGAGAAATCAGGATCAACTCAAGCTTTAAGAGAAGGCGCAATTGGTAGAATACAAGGATTAGAAAACTTTATGTCTCAACAAGTTGCAGTGCATAAAGCAGGAACATTTACTGCAGTTACAACACCAAAAGTAAATACAAAAGCAACAAAAGGAAGTGAAACTATTTCAATCAAAGGTGGAAGTGCTTCTGAAACATTAGTTGCAGGAGATATATTTAAAGTTGGTAATCAACAATATGTTGTAACAGAAGATGCAACAGCTGATACAGGAGTAATTACTGCAAAAGTATATCCTGCAGTAGTTGAGGAAATTGCAGCAGAAACAGAAATAACTTTTATAGATAAAACAGCAGGTGGTCACGTTGCAAATTTAGTATTTAATAAAAATGCTTTCGCTTTTGTTACAAGACCATTAGAATTACCAGTAGGTAATCAAGAATCTTATGTTGTTTCTTATGGTGGATTAAACTTAAGAGTAACATATGGATATGATATGAAAACAAAGAAAAATATGCTATCTATAGATACTATATATGGTTTTGCACCATTATATCCATCTTTAGCTGCAACAGTTTTAGGATAATATCAGGCAGAGAAATCTGCCTTTATTTTTATATTAGGAGGTTAATGCAATGAAATGTCCTGAATGTGGGAAAGAATTTTCTGAGCCTATATTAGATTTTCATATTGAAAGATGTAGGGTAAAAGAAAAGTCTAATTCCAAAAAAGAAGTTAAAACTCCTAAAAAGTAGGAGGTAAAAATGGATTTATTAAATGAAGTAAAAGAAAGATTAGGGATTAAAGATAATAGTAGAGATAATGAAATTCAAGGCTATATTGATGATATTTCAAATAAAATTAAGTCTGTCTGTAATAGAATAGACTTACCAAAAGAACTTGAATATCTAGTCATTAAATACGCTATGAATTGTACTGTTTACTATAAAAACGGTTATGGTGAGTCAAAACAAGTTGTTTCTTCTGCTAGTGATAATGGACAAAGTATAAGTTTCAAAGATGTTGGTGCAGTTATGTCTGATGATGTAGATGTAGATAAAGTAGTAGAAAAAAATGCAGATGAAATATCTATGTATGCATATATGAGGTGGTAGTTTTGAAAATATCAGAAACATTTAAAAAAGTAATATCAGATGCTTTTTATGATAAAGAAGTAGATATATATGATGTTTTAGAAGAAATAGGTGAAGAATTAGATATTGTTAGAAAAAAAGATAATATAATCGAAAAATCTTTAAAATGTAATGTACATCAAACTAGTAATGATTTAGTATTAAAAGATTATGGCTTAAATATAGAAGCAAACATAATGATTACATGTGATAATACTATAGCTAAAATAGGAGATATACTTACGTATAAAGAGCAAGATTATATTGTAACTGGAAAGTTAAGTCTTGATAGTCATATAAAATTATTTGCTAAATTAGGTGGCATAAATGGCTAAAGAATTTGAAATATCTGAAATAAATAAACTATTGAAAGATTTAGATAAAAAGAGTGTTAATATAAAAAAAGGTATTAAAAAAGGTGTCACAAAAACCACATATAGTTGTGCAAGAACAGCTAAAAAGCTGGCACCAGTAGGAGAAACAGGAGCTTTAAGGGCGAATATACATTCTAAAGTAAAAGAACAAAACGATAATATCGAAGGAATAGTTGAGCCTACAATGGAGTATTCACCGTATCCAGAATTTGGTACAGGCCAACGAGGAATGGCAAGCCAAATAGAACGCCCAGAAGGAATACATTATAGTGCGGATTTGAAAGGACAAGATGCACAACCATATATGTATCCTGCTTTTGTAGAAACAAGAGATAAATTAATTCCTAATGTATATAAAGAATTAGAAAAAATATTAAAAGACTAAAGGGGGCTAAAAATGAAAGAAATAACAATGCCCAAGCTAGAAATAGCTAAAATATTAAAAAATGTAAAAGTAGATGGTTTAGAAGTAGGAAAATACCAAAAAAAACCTGAAACTTTTGCAAAACTTCCAGCAATAACATATAGACAAATTGGCGATAGTATAAAACGTCAATTTGGAGAAATGATCATTTTAAAAGAGACTTTTGGGTTTGAAATATCCGTATTTGGCAACACAAGCAACGAGGTTTCAAGAATTGTTGGGGAAGTAAAAAAACAAATGCTTTTGGCTGGTTATCGCTACCTTAGTGGTGGAGATGATGAAGACACAAAAGCGAAATTTAAATTTATAATGGTATTTGAAAGGAGTGTTTAAACATGGTTTATGAAGGTATAGCTGGTTCTGTTAAAGCTGGAGAAGATGCGATAGCACACATGTCTGATTGGTCTCTTGAAATGACAAGAGAAATAAAAGAAGGTAGCTTTTTCGGTGGCGATGGATACAAAGAGAAAAAAGGTGGAGTAAAAGATTGGTCTGCATCTTGCAGTGGTGCCTGTGATTTTGTAACAGATACTACACAAAAAGGTTTATTAGATGCGTTTGAAAATGGTACAACAATTGCGTGTGGATTCTATTTAGATGATGATACATATTTTAAGGGCAATGGTATTATAGAAAGTTTAAAAATTGATAATTCTGCTGAAGATGGGCCAAATATAGAGATTAGTGTAGCGGGAACAAAAGGAATTACATCAACAATTCCTACGCAAAGTGATTTATAAGGTAGATATTAGAGTCTACCTTATTATATTTTATTGGAGGTAAAATATGTTTATAAAAATAAATGAAGAAGAATTTGAGATAGATACAAAACTTGGGACAACTTTTAAGATAGAGGAAAAATTTAAAAAACCTTATTTAAAGGTGTTAGCTGATATAGAAAATTTAAATGCTAAAGAACAAATTAACATGCTAAGTTGCGGATTAAATAAAGATGATGAGGTAAGATTTAAAAACGCACTAAATGAAGAAGGTTTAGGTAAATTATCAGAGTTGTTAGAAGAATTTATTGATGCTTTACAATATCCTGGATTAACTGTCGAGGAAATAGAAGAAAAAAAGTTGCAGAAAATAGCCAAACAAAAACATTACAAGGAGATTGGCTTAATCAATTAATTTATATTGGTGGAATGATAGGTTTAAAGCCAACTGAAATAAAGCAATTGCATTTATGGGAATTTAACCAATACGTATTAGCTTATCAAGAAAAGATAAAAGAAAAAGAAAAAGATATAATAAAAATTGCATATTATATGGCATATTTCAATAATGCAAAAAAAACAAAGAGTTTAAATTATTATTTAAAAGAAATAGATAAAACAATTAAAACTAACAAAAAGAGAGACGATGACAAATTAAATTTTGCAAGAAAAATGTACGAAAAAATCAATAAACAGCTATAATCTTTTCGACAAAATACGACAGCATAAATATACATTATATGATATTATATATTTATAGAAAAGGAGTTGTTTTGTTATGGAAAGTATGAAAAAATGTAAATATTGTCAAAGTGAAATTGATGTGCAAGCTAAAATATGTCCTAATTGTAGAAAAAAGCAAAATAATGTTATAAGAAATGTGATTCTAGTTGTAATAATAAGTATAGTTGGACTTATATTTTTCGGAGTTTTTTTTAGTGCTTTTATTTTGACTATTACAGATACATCACCTGTATCTAGTAATATTCAACAATCTAACAATGAGCAAAATACGAATAATTCAATTAAAGAAATGAAATTGAATGAAACATATTCTATTTTTAGAAACGACGGTAGCGAATATAAGATTATGTTTGAAGGTATAAGAGAAACAGATGAAAGGAATCAATTTTCAGAAATTAATCCTAAAAAAGTTATCTTTGTTGATTATAAATATGCTAATATAAGTAGTGAAACTGATATATATATTAGTACTATGTTTTATAAAATTATGGATGATGAAGGGAATGTATTAGATACATATCCAGTATCTGATGATACAAGAAATGCAAAAGCAGTACCAATTGGTGGTAAATCTACTGCAACAGATGCATATGCTTTAATGACAGACAGTAAGAGTATAACAATATTATATTATGATTATCATTCAAAGCCACTGGGGAAGATTGAAGTAAATTTATAAAAGAATAAATCAAATAATATTAGAGTTAAACTAAAAAGTTTAGCTCTTTTTTTGTACCTTTAATGCAATTAAAATAATAAATAAAATAGAAGAAATAATTTTGCACGAAAGGGGTGAAATTTAATGGCTTCATATAAAATAAACACGCTTTTTACTGTTACATATGATAATTTAAAAAATGCCATATCAAACATAAAAACACAATTTAAATCTGTAGAGCAAAGCGCTGAAAGTGCTAAAAATAAAGTAAGTAATGCTTTTAATAACGCTAATAGAGATATAGAAAAAACAAATAAAGCTATAAAAGAGTCAAGTAATTTAATAGATTCTGGATTAAAAGCATCTGCTATTGGAGTTGCTGCAATAACAGTGCCAACAATTTTAGCGGGTAAAAGCGCATTAACGATGGCAGGGCAATATGAGTCTGCAACACAGACATTAGAATATACTTTAGGAGAGGCGAAAAGTATAGTAGATGATTTTGTTGAACATAATGCGCAAAAAATCGGAATGGCAGAACAAGATGCCTATAAATTTGCAAATATTTACTCTAATTTAATAACAACAATGACGAATGACCAGGCGACAAATGCAGAATATACAAATAAGTTAATGCAAGCTAGTGCTGTTATTATGTCTAAAACAGGTAGAACTTTTACAGATGTCGCCGATAGAATTAGAAGCGGTCTTTTGGGGAATACAGAAGCAATAGAAGATTTAGGAATTAATGTTAATGTTGCCTTACTTGAAACTACAGATGCATTTAATAAAATAGCAGATGGACGTAGTTGGGAAAAATTAGCATTTCAAGAGCAACAACAGATAAGATTGCTTGGTATATTAGAACAAACAAGTAAGAAATATGGCGAAGAAGTGGGTCAAAATCTAGCTTTAAAACTAGCTCAAACATCTGCAAATTTCAATAATATAAAAACTGAAGCAAGTCAATTCTTAAGCGTAGGTTTACAACCATTGTTAACAGGCATTAATAATATATTATCAAATATAATGGTATTTGTTAAATATTTAAATAGTTTAGATGATGGTACTAAAAAAGCTATAACTACTTTTATAGTAGTAATTGCAATAATCCCAGTAGTAGCTTTAGTATTTTTAACATTAATTAAAGCGATAAATAGTTATAACATTTTTATAAAAACGGCATCGTTGTCTACGCAAACATTAGTGAAAAGTATGTTAGGTTTATTAGGAACAGTTTTACTATTAGTATCAGGAGTAGCTATGTTAGCATATGCATTTGGTGCTTTTGATAGTACTAGTAAAAACATAGATAAAACGGCCAAAAATACATCTACAGCTACAAAAGCGCTAGATGGTTTATCTACTTCACAAACTAATAATGCTAAGAGTGCCAAAGAGGCTAGTAAGGCAAACAAAGAATTAGCAGATAATTTACAAGGGTTCGATGAAATAAATAAGTTAAATTTGGATAATAAAACAAACGATTTAGACAACATAGGACCAATCGGAGACTTATCTGGGATAGATACAGGAGCTTTTGATGATATAGGTAAACAATTTGAAAATTTGAGTGAAAAGGTGCAGGGATTTAAAAATAAATTAGAAGAATTAAAGCCTGTTATAGGAATAATAGGTGGAATTTTTACCGCTTTAGGAATAAAAAATCTTATTAAAGATGTAGTTAAATTAACTAAGAAATTCAAAAATTTAGGTGCTGTTGGAGACGCTGGTGTAATCGCTTTAAGTATTGTTGTTGGACTTAGCATAGGTAAATGGTATGCGGAAAATATTGAAGATATAACTCCTAAAGTGGTAGATATTTTTAGACAGAAGTATGGAATGGAATACGAAAATGGAAGTCTTACAAAAAAGTTTAGTATTAATTTGCAAATGGTATTAGCTTCTATGGGAACTAAATTAATAGATTTGTTGCCTGGAATATCTGAGGAAGATGCAATTTCTTATTTAACAAATGTAGGAAGTATTATCATTAACGCTGCAAAATTGGTTAATATATTTGATTTGGATACATTTATAGAAAGTTGGAAAGGTGTTTGGGATGGATTAAAGAATATGACCAGAGACACTTTGGTAGGAGAATTTTTTCAAGCATGCTATGACTTCGTAACAAATACTATTAAACTTGTAAACATATTTAATCCAGAAGAGTTTAAAAAAAGCTGGGCTGGAGTTTGGGAACAAATAAAAACATGGTTTAAAGATACTGGAGTAGGAATGTTTTTTGACAATGTCTATGGCCTAATAACTGGTCAGAAATGGGACGAAGTATGGGAAATAGTTAAAACGTCAGGGCAAGATATGTGGTCTGGCTTTAACGATTGGTGGAGTGGCACTGGTATTCCTGGATGGTGGAATGATAATGTTGCACCATGGTTTACAAAAGAAAAATGGACTAACTTGGCACAAGAAGCAAAGACAGGAATTACGAATAAATTTAACGAATTTATGAATAATTTCCCACAAATAAAAAATTGGTGGAATAAAAATATAGCACCTTGGTTTACGTGGGATAAATGGAGGCAATTAGGACAAGATGCTGTAAATGGAATAAAAAATGTATTTGAGAACATGAACATTAGAATAAAATTACCGCATTTTACGTGGACTTCTACTCCTGCAACAGGTTGGATTGCAAATATTTTATCCGCATTAAATTTACCTACAAGCTTGCCAAAATTAAACGTTAGTTGGTACGCTGATGGAGGCGTTTTTGGAGGTAAAAGTATAATAGGTGTAGGCGAATATGCAGGTGCAAAAAGTAACCCTGAGATTGTTGCTCCTAAAAGCATGATTTATGATACAGTAATACAAGCTAATAAAGAAAGTAATATACAGAATAATAGTCAAAAAAGTAGTTCTGATACAATTACTAAAAAGATAGAAGTCGAAATCGATTTAAAATCTGGTGGAGTAAAACTTGGAAAACAGATAGTAGATTTAGTATTAGATGCAAATGATTTTTATGATTTAGGTTTAATATAGGAGGTGCTATTTAACATGAAATTAATGAGAATTGGAGAGTTGGTGTTAAATGACACCGACTTTTCTTCTTATAAAATAGAATATCAAAAAATTGATGGCGAGGGAACCAAAAGAAATTTAGAAGGAACAATGCGTAGGCAAGTAATTGCTAATAAGATAAAATTAGTAACTAAGACGAAAGAATTGATGGAACCAAGCAAGATGTCTGCTTTATTAAGTAAAATTACGCAAGATACGTTTACAATCGATGAATATTGGAATAGTAAAAGTAATTCTTATCAGACTTTACAATGTTATTGTGGAACGCCATCTCCTGAAATTGACATGATACAAAATGATGAAATTACATATAAAGCAATGCAAATAGATTTTATAGAATTATAGGTGGTTATATGTATAATACAAGTAAAGAATATAAAGAAATAATAAACAGTAATGAGCAAAGTTATGCAGCATATATAGAATTAGAGGATGGAACAAAGATATATTCTAATGAGAATTTGTCTGAGTTAAAAATAACTGATACAATCGGAAATAATTTAATAGGAGGGTTTTCTTATAAAATCGCTAATTTAAATGTTTTAAATAATAAGGGATATAATTTAACGGATAAAAAGTTTAAACTATTTACTGGTTTAATTTTAGGCAATGGGAAAATAGAATATATCCCTGAAGGAACTTTTATTATTGCAAAACCAACTGATAACAATAAAGGTGCAAAAGAAATAATCCTTGAAGCAAAAGATTTAAGTTACTTATTTGACATAGAATATAAAAGAGAAAAATTTGAAAACCTGTTCCCTTGTACTGTAGGGGTATGGATTAATTCTATTTGTGGCGAAATCGGTGTTGAATTTGGTAGTATTGGGTTTCCAAATAAGAATATAATTTTAGGAAGTCAACCATATACAGATGATGGAGCAACTTATAGGAATGTAGTAGCTAAGATAGCAGAAGCTTGTGCAAGTTTTGCTAAAATAGGGAGAGATGACAAATTATATTTTAAACAATTAAATAATATAACTTATAGAAAAACTTTAACAGTAAAAGAAGTACATGAGATGTTAGTAAAAGATATAAATTTAGCGTTAGTAGCACAATTTGTACCCAATGCGTATAAAAAAATAAATTTAAAAAACATGTTTGAACAAAGTAAAGATGATTTGCTGTATGGGCCTATAAATTCTGTAGTGGCAAGTAGAATAGTTGCCGATGATGGGAGTACAACTGAAGATGTATATATAAAAGATGATGAAAGTATTGTGGAAAATGGATTATGCGAATATAAAATAAAAGAAAATTGGGTAATGGATGAAAAAAGAGAAGAATTTTTGACAGGAATTTTTAACAGTTTAGGTGGAACAAAGTTTAATACAGGAAAAATTGAAATGGTAGCAGACCCTTCAATTGATATAGGTGACTTTATAGAAGCTACAGATGCAGAAAGTAATACTACATTTGTAATGCCTATTATGGATAAAGAGATTAATATTACTAATGGTATTGCAATAGTAGAAAGTAAAATGCCATCTAAAACACAAACAGACTATAAATCAGCCACTACGAACAAAGAGAAAATACTTAAAACTGAAATAAAAGTAAACAAATTGGAAGGTAAAATAACATCATTTGTGGAAGAAACATCTGAAAATTTAGAACAAAACTATTATACAAAAACAGAGACAAATTCTCAAATTGACCAAAAAGCAGATAGCATAACACAATCTGTTTCTAAAACTTATTCTACAAAAGAAGAGACGGATGCAAAGCTAGAAGATTATACTAAAACTGAAGAATTTGGCACTACAATTGAACAAAATTGGGAACATGTTAAAGTAGCTTGGAACACAATTTCTGAATTTATACAAATGGAAGTGTTAAACAATAATGCAAGTATTGCTATAAGAGATGATGCTAAAAGTTTACTTATGGCCCTTGATAAAGCAGGTCAACATTTTTTTGAAAATAATAAGAATTTTGCTGATATGGGCGTAACAACTGTTAAAGATGGGGATTATAAAGGCCTTATGTTTGTCTTAATGGGAGAACACAGCGGTACAGAAATAGTTCCTGCAAATAACTTTATGGGGTTTGGTTATAAAGCTGTCGTTGACGGGGAAGAAGTTGTTGTACCTTTTTTATACTTTGGAAAAGCTACAGCAAGTGATGAAAATAAGTTACACGTAGTAGGAGATGCCGAATTTCAAGGAAGCATAGGTGTAATAGGTGGAACAGAGTTAGGTATAAATTATATTAAATTTGCAAATGATTTTTATTTACTAGATTCCAACCAAATGCCAGTTTTTTCTGTATATACAAATAATGAAGGAACTTATACTATGGACTTTGGAATGAATAAATTAGTTGCAGATAATGTTATAAATTCCCCTACAACTATGCAAATAATTTCTGATGATTACCTTGCTAGCTTTTTTAATAAGGATGGTACGCAATTAACATTATACAAAGAAAACTCTGACAAAAGGTTAAAGAAAAACATTAAAGAAACAACTAAAAAAGCATTAGACTATATAAAGCAGATAAAACATTTTACATATACATGGAAAAATAGCAATGAAAAAGTTGATATTGGTTATGTAGCACAAGAACTTGAAAAAGTTAATAAAAATTTTATAAGGAAACATACATATAAGACACAAGAAGGAAAAGAAGACTATGATATACAAATTAATACTACTAATCTTTTAGCATTAGTAACAAAATCTATCCAAGAGCAGCAAAATGAAATAGAAGCCTTAAAAAAAGAGATAGAAATTTTAAAAAGGGGTGAAAAAAATGAGTAAATTAACTAATTTTTTAAAACTATTTGAATGGGATACCTCTAACAATGAAGATTTAAATTCTAATTTTAATATAGATAAAGCATTAAATGAAAACTTTGATAAAATAGATAACTTTGCATCAAATTGTAAAAATAATTCAGCAAACGCAATAAAGCAAGAATTAAGCAAAATTAAAGAGGCACAAATAAATAGCACTGGAGCTGATCTCCAGGATGTACAGTTTTTTGGAGAAAGTATGCAAAAATCAAGAGAAGGATATAATATATTAAAACATTATTACAATAAAGGCTTTACGTATACGATAAATGGAATGACATTTACTATTAACGACGATTATTCTGTTACCATAAATGGTACTGCAACGGGTGATGCTTTCTTTAACCTAAACAATGTTGAAGGATATTATACTCAAATTACTGAAGGAGAAACGTATACTGCGTATACAGGTGTAGCAAATGAGGGCTTATCGTTTGCATTAAAAACTTTAGATAATACCTTATTAATTTATTCGACTAACGTAATTCAAAAAAGCTACGTATCGACTTACAGTGGCAACACATGTATGTATTTAAAAGTAACTAGTGGATATACTTTAAATAATTTAACGGTTTATCCTATGCTAGTAAAAGGAACCGAAATTACAGAATACGAGCCATATGGAGCTATGCCTAGCATAGATTATCCAAGCCCTATAAGTTCTATTACAAATATAAATTATAAAACAACAGGGAAAAACATTTTCGATGGGGAAATGGAATTGGGAAGTATTAATTGGATTAATGGAGAATTTGAGGATAACGCGAACTGTATTAGAAGTAAAAATTATATAGAAGTTATACCTGGACAATATTATGCTTTTAGCAATAGCAGAAATTATACGCACAATGTGTACAATTACGATAAAAATAAGCAATTTATAAATGCAGAAGCTGTTTCTAATAATACAAGCTATCAAATACCAGCAAATGCAAAATATATAAGATTTAGGACTACACAAGGCACAATAGAAAATAATCTGGATACAGATTTCCAAATAGAAAAAGGAAGCACTGTAACAGCGTTTGAGGCGTATAAGAAAAAAACATCTGCAATAATATTACCAGAAGGTGTAGAGCTATGTGGAACAAGTGATGTGCAAGACAAAATTGATTATACTGGTTTAATACATAAAAAATTAAAAAAAGTATTATTAACTGGAACTGAAAATTGGAATATTTTTAAATATGGTACAGCACATGTAAATACTACAATGTTTAATGTAACAATTGCAGATCTAATAAATAAAGATAATAGTGTAAAAATGTGCTCTACTTTAGAAATAAAGGAAAATACAACAGAAACTTTAAATTCTGACACTGAATGGATTATGTGTAATTCTGCAAAAGGAGTATTTATTAGTATAAATAATAATAGATTAGAAAGTTTAGATGAAACTGGATTAAAAAAGTTTTTGATATCTAATAATATAGAAATTTTAATTGAATTAGCTGAAGAAACTACACAAAATTTAGCAGAAACAGAAAAAACAAAATTACAAAATATAGAGACGTTTGAGGGTGTAAATAATATAACAAGCAATGCACCTATTAGCGCAGTTTATAACACAGATACAAAAAGTTACATAGATAGTAAATTTAATACACTAGCACAACAAATTTTAAATATGGTGGGAGGTAATTAAGATGTTCGATTTAATAAAAGAAGTAATAAATAGCAGAGATTATAAATTAGAGGACATGCTATATAAAATAAATAAGATGTATGTAGAATCTTATTTAACAGAAGAGGAAAAAACAGAGCTAGATAATCTTGCCAGGGAAAACGCAGACACTGTAAATAGCTATGCTCCGATACAAGAACAGATAGATAATTTATACGTTAAAATTTCTAATTTAGAAGATAGAGTAAAACTTTTAGAAAAGACGGAAGAGCCAGGAGAGGAAGAAGAGTATAAAGAATTTGTACAACCTACAGGTGCACATAATGCATATAACGTAAGTGATAAAATTATTTATAACGGCAAAAAATATATTTGCAAAATGGATGGATGTGTTTGGAGCCCAGATACTTACCCAGCAGCTTGGGAGGAAGTAACAAATGAATAAAGAAAATAAAAAAGTGATAGCAGTACTAATTATAGTATTGCTTTTTTTAACATGTAATTTTATATATAACTTTATAGATTCTGTAAACTTTGAGAAAATAAGAAAATCTGGAGACGACAAGTGGAGATTGGTAGAAGAAAGATTAGTTAATATGGAAGAAAAAATAAATAAACTGGAGGTGCAAAAGGATGAATGAGATAGCGCAATTAATAGGAAATTATGGAGTATCGGCAATAATAATATGTTTATTTATTTACGATTGGTTAACTAATAAGAAAAAAATACAAGAAACTTTAGAACAAAATGCTAAATGTCTAGAGGAAATGAAAAATACTAATTATAACACATATAAGTCACTAGAAATTTTACAAAAAACAATGGACAATCAACAAGAATTTATAGTTGAACATGACAAACGTTGTGAATTTATACAAAAAAGCATAGAAGAAATAAATATAAAAATGGGGGTGAAGTAAAATGAGTAACAAAGTGTATGACATATTAAAATATTGTACATTAATAGTATTCCCAGCACTTATTACTTTTGCTGGTGTAATAATGAATAGTTTAAATTATGCACATACAGAAATAGTATTAACAATTTCTACGGCATTTGTAACATGTTTAGGCACATGTTTGGGAATATCTAACTATAATTACCAAAAGAACCAAAATGCACAAAAATAGGGGTATAAAAGTATATTACCATATAAATAAAAATGGCTTAAAATCGATTTTAGAGCGTCACTTTTGGAGGGTTATATATATATGTTTGATGATGTACCAATTTATATACAAAATTTCCTAGAATACATGTCTGGAATTAAAAATAGATCTAATTCTACAATTAAAGAATATTATTATGACTTAAGATATGCTTTTAGATATTTAAAACTATTAAAATCTGGATACAAAGATTCAAAAATAGATTCTGAACTAATTGAAAAAACTGATATATCAAATATGGATATACAGTTTATAAAATCTATAGAATTAGAAGATTTACATAAATACTTAAATTATTTATCAAAAATACTTTCTGATAAACCAACAACACGTGCTAGAAAAGTTGCTACTTTAAAATCTTTTTTTAATTTTTTAACTCACAAGAAAAAAGTCTTAGAAAAAAATCCTGCTGTTGAATTAGAAACTCCAAAATTACCAAAAAGATTACCAAAATATTTAAGTTTAGATGAGAGTCTTTCCCTACTCCACTCTGTTGATGGAGAATTTGAAAAAAGAGATTTATGTATACTTACATTATTTTTAAATTGTGGGCTTCGTTTATCTGAGCTTGTTAATATAAATATGTATCATATACGTGGTGATATTTTAACAGTAATTGGAAAAGGTGATAAAGAACGCTCTATTTATCTTAACGATGCATGTCAAAAAGCTATTAAAGCATATATAGCTGTAAGACCAAAAGATGTTAAGGAACGTGATGCTTTATTTATTTCTAAACGAGGTACAAGAATCGGAAAACGTACTGTAGAAGTAATGGTAAAAAAATATATAATTGTTGCCCGGTTTAGACCCTAAAAAGTACTCTCCTCATAAATTAAGGCATACCGCTGCAACACTAATGCATAAATATGGAGGGGTTGATATTCGTGCACTACAACAGGTTTTAGGCCACGAAAGTATATCTACTACTGAAATATATACACATGTTGATAATGATCAAGTAAAAGATGCTTTATTAAAAAATCCATTAAATAGTAAAATATAAAGAATTATTTGAATAAAAATTATGTAAAGTTGCATACTGATTTATATGATATATACATAAAAACATCACCTAGAAAATTAATTCCAGGTGATGTTTTGTATTACAAATATGGCAAAATTGTATCAACTACAGTGTCTACTGCAGACTTTTTCAAGATGCCTTTTTTGTAAATACTTGGTGTTTGTGGTTTATCGGTTATTGCTTTAAGCAATTCATCGATATCATTCCCAACATTTGTCGCAACACCAAGTATTGCGTAATATTCTGCATTATCTGTCTCTTGTCCCTTTATAGATGCATAGAAAATCTTACAACCTGTTTTAGAAACAAGTTCAGATGACATATTCCCTCCAGCTTTAGCTATAATAACCTCGCAGGAACAAATTAACTTCTTTAAATCATCTGATGCAAGATAACTAAACAAAGACATGATATCCTTGTATCTTGCATGTATTTTTCTTGCATATTTATATGGAAATCCAAGACCCGAAACACAGATTAACTTTTTTTGAGTCTTCTGACAGAGTTCTGCTATATAAGGTAATGCACGTATTCCCATTCCCAAACCTTCTGCACTTCCAGGTATAAACAGTACTGTATCGGGCACAATTTTACCTTCCGCTTCTTTATCGAAGAAACAAGGATTTGTACCAATAAATATAGGTTCTTTTGCATCTTTAAGGTAGGGATAAATCTTAATACCATTTTCCCAAGACTCTTCAGATGCAACAAAATAATGCAGATTGCTAACGTCTCCATAAGAAGACATTGCAAAACCAAGCATCTCCGTATCTGTTACGACTACACCAGCAAATTCTACGCTTGGAGTATCATCAGCTATTTTAGAGATTATGGCATTTGTATAGGGATATGTTGAAATCATTACCTTGGGAGAAAGTTTATTCATAAGTTTCTTAACTTTTTTTGTATAGAGAAGTTTAAAAAGTGCAGATATGTCATTAGCGTTCTTTTCTGGATCAACTTCTCCTCTTACAAATTTATTCCAAAACTCCTGTCCAAACTCACTCCTAGAAAGAGTAACCCAAGCTTTGTCATTTATCTTTGCTATGCTACTGGAAAACAAAGATAGCAAATCAATAATAACAATATTGCAGTCACTCTTCTGAACTGTCTTTTTTGCTATAGCTCTTGTTGGAGCTCTGTGTCCATTTCCAGCATGGCCGGTAAGTAACACAAGATCGATACTTATGTCATAGTATTTAATGTACTTAAGTAAGCCTAAAATACTATTCCAAGATGTGTATACACTATTAGTATATACTTCATCAAAGTTCAATTCAAAACTTGTATCCTTGCTGCATTCTTTTGGACTCCGCTCAAGAATTTGAGATAAGCTTAGCATATTGCTTAACTCAATATTAATAAAATTTTTTGTGATGTCAGGTCTAATCCATCCCATAACATATTCCTCGATTGCGTATTAAACTGATATGTTGGAACAATAATCCAAAGATGATTAAATGAAGTTTGCTGGATTATATATTTCAACATATGCGGTACATACATATTAAAAAAGAATTGCGCATCCTCATCTTATAAGGAGGACATAATGAAAATATTGACATGGCAGGCAAGGACTGAAAAGCATCTAACACTTGTACAACTAGCTACCATGACAGGCATCAGCAAGAGCACCCTGAACAACATTGAAAATGGTCGAACGTCTCCAACATTGGACCAGCTAGATGCTATCGCAAATGCCTTGGGTGTCCGTATCACAGACCTCTTTGAATCGGAACGCAAGTGATTGCGCCGGCGCAATTCAATTATACAGTACCAGGAAAAATCGACAATAAAATCGCCGATATTTCCATAATTCTGGAAATCGTATGCCATCCTATTCCGCATCTTACTTTACTATGATAAAATCGAAGCATAAGGAGGGGATAGCAAATGTTCCAGAAGATCAACAAGTTACTCG